TGTGGACATTGAATGGTGATGCACTTTTAGCAGGAGAAAAAGAAGGATGTGATGTGACTGCAGGAACAATTCAAACCGGTGGAGCATTGGGTGACCTTTATGGTTATTCAGTTACTTTCCAGGGGCAAGAAAAGTTACCAGCTTCATTCTTATCTGGTTCAAACACAACTTCTCCATTAGGTGGTTTAACATCAAACTATACAGTAGTTTACGGAAGTTAATTAAATCTTCAGTATAACGTAATAATAAGAAGGTATCCTATATGGATACCTTTTTTTGTTTTAAGTATTTATACGAAAATGAGTGTTATTATTACTAAACACATAGATAATGCTGGCCTATTATATCTCTCAATCCAACTCATACACTATTAGAACTGAACCAACGGGTTCTAACTCATTTACTATGAGTTTAACTGATATGATGGGTTTAAATTCTTTTACTGCATCCTTATCATCTGCATCGTACACTTCTTATGAAAGCATCTTAGCTTTTACTGCAAGTATAAGTGGAGCAGTGGTTGGTAGTGAGTATAGAGCAATTCTATATAACTCTGCCGATACAATATGGCATGGTTCGGTACAAGTCTATCATTCTCAATCAATTGATAAATCAGTTTATGAGAATCAGATTCCTTTGGATGGTAATGAAGTATCTCATGTCTCAGAAAACAAATATGTAATATACAACTAATATGAATAAAAAACAAAACTTTGCAATCATAAATGTTAACAATAACCAATTACCGGTTATCAATGAAGACACAAAAACCCGTTACTCATGGGTGCCTTTTGGTGTTTATGGCCAAGATGATTTCTTCGATGCAGTAATATCTGCATTTAACGTATCTACATCTAACGCTGCATGTATCGAAGGTATTGCAGATTTAATCTACGGAAAGGGTTTATATTCTAAGAGTGCAGGATTCGATAAAGTACTACAAAAGTTAATTCCACAAGAGGAAGTTAAGAGAGTAGCATTTGATTTAAAACTTTATGGTAATGCAGCATTCCAAATCTATTGGAACGATGACCATACAAAAGTAATTAAGTTTTACCATGTCCCAGCACAAACACTAAGAGCTGAAAAGATTGGTAATAATCCTAAGATAGAAAATTATTATTATTGTACTGATTGGAATGACCAAAGAAAGATAAAGGATAAAAAGAAATTACCAGCATTTGGTTGTTCTAATGAAAAAGTAGAATTACTTTGGATTAAGAACTACTGTCCTGGTCTATATTATTATTCTCTACCAGATTGGATTTCAGCAATGCAATTAGCAATATCTGATGGTGAGATAAGTAACTTACATTTTAATAACATCACTAATGGTTTCTTACCTGCAGTAATGATTAACTTTAATAATGGAGTTCCTGCACCGGAAGAAAGACAAACAATAGAAGATTTAGTTCAAGCGAAGTTTACTGGTACTGATAACGCAGGTCGTTTCATGTTATCATTTAACGATTCGGTTGAAACTAAACCAACAATAGATGCAATACAAATTGACAACTTACATGAAAAATATGAATATGTTGCTGATTATATTCAAGACAGAATATTGGTGGCTCATAGAGTTACCTCTCCTCTTCTATTTGGTATAAGAAGTAAGACAACGGGTTTCAGTTCTCAATCAGAAGAGATGCAAACAGCATTCTCAATCATGCAAACAATGACTATCTCTCCATTCCAAAACCTTATTCTAAATGCTTTAGATGCAGCATTGACTGAGGGTGGTTATGAAGATACAGAATTATACTTTGACCAATTGACACCTCTAGCAATTCTTTCTCAACAAGCAGAAGATACTGATAAGAGTGTTGGAGAAGTTGCAGATGAAACGAATAAAGAAATGGAAAACCCTGCAACTACGGAAGATAGTGGAGACCAAACTGTTGAAGATGCATTACCTACATCAATGGGTAGGGCATTCTTTAGTAGAGAATATGAAATGTATGATAATGATGGAAACCTTTTAAATTAAGAATATATGGCGTACGCACTTTTTATAAACAGAAACGATATTATTAAGAACTCTCCACTACAAGGGGCAATAGATGCAGATGCACTCTTACCTTTTGTTAGAACGAGTCAAGATAAATACTTAAAGAATCTTTTAGGAACTGTCCTATTTGATTACTTGCAAGACCAAATCCTAAGTAATACTGTCGGTTCTCTTTCTGCATATTATCAAGACCTTTTAGATGACCATATTAAGAACTGCTTGATATGGTATGCTTGTGTGGAATACATCCCCTTCAGCAGTGTCCAATTCAAATCGAATGGTGCAGTGAAACAACAGAGTGAACAGGGAATAGCACCTTCTAAATCAGAAATAGATTATCTTTTAAATAAGGCTCTTAATAACGCGGATTACTACGCACTTAGATTACAAAACTATTGTGTAGCATATTCTCAATATATTCCTCAGTACAATCAATCAGTTGGTAATCAAACTCAAATATATCCAGACCAAAGTAATCAATACTTCGGTGGTATACAATTGTAAACTATGGCAGCAATTATTAATAATACAAATGTAAACTACACTTTATATTATAATTTAATTAATACATTGGCGGGATATTGTGCAGAACATCCATCTATTACATCGGTTGGAAACGAAGAACTTATTGATTTTGATGAAAGAGCATTTCCTTCATATCCAGTTGCTAATATAAATGTTATATCAACCCGATTTAGAGAAACAACTACTGATTACCAAATTCAAATCCTTGTTGCTGACAAGTATAAGGAAAAGAATAACGATAGTGATGGTAGAACAAATAGTATAGATGTACCCTATTATGGTACTGATGATAAATACGATATATGGGCAAACACCCTTGCAATAATGAATGATATAACTTCATACATACAAAGAGGGATACAAGGATTTGATATTAATTCTGAAATAAATTGTAAACAATTTCATGAAAGATTTGATTCAGGACTTGCAGGATGGACGATAGGATTTACTTTAACAACCCACAACGATAAGAATCGTTGTCTTTTTGAATTATACCCAAATTAATATGAGCATACCAATAGTAAATAATACCGGAACTAACTATACTCTTTATTATAATGCTCTAAATTATTTTAAGACTATAATGAGTAATCACCCATCAATCCAAGTGGTTACTACTGGAGATTTATTTGATTTAGGTGAGAGAGAATATCCAGCATATCCAATTGGTAATATTCAAATTTTAGAAACTGATTTTGGTACAAATGTAACAAATTACAAATGTCAATTAGTAATAGCAGATAAAGTTAAATTAAGGGATAATGAGAGTGAGGGTAGAGATAACGGACAGATTATTCCTTATTTTGGAGTTGATGATAAAGTAGATGTATATGCAAATGCATTAGCGATTGTTAATGACCTAACATCATATACACAAAGAGGAGTTCAGAATTTTGAAATAAATGAGGATATAATTTGTACCCCATTTGCAGATAGATTTGATAACGGACTCGCGGGGTGGGTCGCAGAGTTTACTCTAACTACTCACAACGACCGTAATCGTTGTCTTTTTTTTTTGATACCGGGTGATAATGGATTCATAATTGAAGAATGTTTAACTGGTACAAGATATAAAGCAATAATAGATGGTGATATTCCTGTTGGAGGTGTATTTTCTACACTAAAGACACCAGGACTATCAAATACATATGGTAACTTAGTGTGTTATACAATAGTAGAACCTATTGAAGATTATGATTTTGATTTTGTAAATTTACCTATCTTATTGCCAGGAGAATTACAAAATTGTAGTATATGTGAATTATGGATTAATCCTCAAATTTGGATAACAACACCAACAGCATGGAGTGGAGTAGATGCTAATTTTAGAACATGGAGTACAACTTAAAATAAAAATAAAAATATATGGGAAATTTATCCAACCTTTACATATCTCGTTCATATCAATCACTAATTCATTTAGAGACTGATAATACTGCATCATCTACATTAGTAGGGTTGCAAGATGGTTTAGGTAATTCAATAGGTATAAGTGTTAATACATCAGGTAGTTTATCTATTAGTGGTAGTTTCACAGCATCTCTTGCAAATGGATATGCATGGGTTGGTGATGGTAATAATAAAACGAGTTTAGTACCAACATCTTCGTTTGGTTCAGTAACATCTGCAATCACAGGTAGTAGTTTAATAACTGCATCGTTTAGTGGTAATACTCTAACCTTTACTAAAGGAAATAATACTACATTTGGTGTAGTAATACCAGATGTAAGTGGAAGTGGTCCGACTGATATTTCTGCTCTTAACGCATTCACTGCTTCTCAATATACAATTAATACTGCAATTGGAGCAAGTACGGCTTCTCTAAATGCATTTACATCATCTCAGAATACTAAAAATAGTACTCTAGCAACATATACAGCATCAGTAGACACTAAGTTTACTGCAGTAGGTAGTAGTACAAGTTCTTTAAACTCATTTACTTCTTCACAAGAAACTAAGAATAGTACATTAAGTGGTGTTACTGCATCCCTAAATACATCTGCAAGTTTAGCAGTATATACTGCATCATTTAGTGGTAATACCCTAACATTTACTAAAGGAAATAGTAGTACATTTAATGTAGTATTGCCTGATGTAAGTGGTAGTGATATATCATCTTTAAATGCATTTACATCATCTCAAAATACAAAGAATAGTACTCTTGCTAGTTATACTGCATCAGTAGATACAAAGTTCTCTACAATAGGAACTCAATCAGGTAGTTGGGATAATACAGCATTAAACTCATTTACTTCTTCACAAGAAACTAAGAATAGTACATTAAGTGGTGTTACTGCATCCCTAAATACATCTGCAAGTTTAGCAGTATATACTGCATCATTTAATACAGGAACTAGAAACTTAACATTTACAAAAGGTAATACGACACAATTTAGTGTAAATATTCCTGATGTGAGTGGTAGTACAACTGATTTAGGTCCCTTAAATGCATTTACATCATCTCAGAATACTAAGAATAGTACTCTTGCAACTTATACTGGAAGTAATGATACTAAGTGGAGTAATTTAGGTTCTCAAAGTGGAAGTTTTTTAACTCAAATATCAACAGGAGTAGATGATTTAACTCTTGTATATACTCAAGATAATGGTAACCAAACTGGAGTAACATTAAATAGTAATAATTTATTAACTACTACATCTTTAGATTCATTAAATACATTTACTGCATCACAAGAACAATTAAATACTACATTTGCAACAACTGGCAGTAATACTTTTTATGGTAGTCAAACTATAGCAAATCCGTATACATTGAATTCTGATTTTATAAACATAGCAGATACAATAACTGCATATAAAATTGTTGGAAATACTTTAGACTTAGAAGCAACTGGATTTGGTAGTTTATTAAAATTAAAAGCACAAGCAGGTTTATTTATTTCAAATGCTACTAGCGGTCAACTTTTCATTACTAATGGTAGTAGGCCAGTTGAAATTGATAGTCCATTACAAGTAAGTGGTAGTTTCACATCATCACTGCAAAATGGTTTTACTTTTGTAGGTAATGGTAGTGGTAGAACTACAACAGTTGCCACATCTTCATTTATATCAACACCAACTGATATAAGTGCACTAAACGCATTTACATCATCTCAAAATACAAAGAATAGTACTCTTGCATCATATACAGCATCAGTAGACCAAAAGTTTTCTAACATAGGTTCACAATCAGGCAGTTGGGATAACACAGCATTAAATAGTTTCACTCAATCAGTAGATACTAAATTTACTGCAGTTGGTTTAAGTACATCTTCTTTAAACTCATTTACTTCTTCACAAGAAACTAAAAATAGTACACTTGCATCATATACAGGTAGTAATGATACTAAGTGGAGTAACTTAGGTTCTCAAAGTGGAAGTTTTGTAACTGAAAGTGAAACAGGTAGTTTTGCTAGAACAAACATAGATAATAACTTTAGTGTAAACCAAACGTTTACAAACATCACTGCAGTTTCTGCATCATTTACATATCTTCAAACTATTTTTGAAACATCATCAGTAATTTACTCTAGTGGTTCAAACCAATTTGGAGATGAGTTATCTGATATACAAACTCTTAGTGGTAGTGTTAAGATACAAGGAAATCTAACAATCAACGGAACACCAGTACAAACAAGTTCAGTTGATATAAGTTCTTTAAATGCTTTCACACAATCACAAGATACAAAAAATAATACATTAGGAAGTTATACTGCATCAGTAGATACTCAATTCGTTGCAGTAGGTAGTAGTACCGCTTCCCTAAACTCATACACATCTTCACAAGATACTAAGAATAGTACTTTAGGAATTTACACCGCTAGTGTAGATACTAAGTTCAGTACAATCGGTACTCAAAGTGGAAGTTGGGATAACACAGCGTTAAACCAATTCACACAATCAGTAGATACAAAGTTTACCGCGGTAGGTAGTAGTACAAGTTCTTTAAACGCGTATACTCAATCAAATGATACGAAGTGGAGTAATTTAGCTTCTCAAAGTGGAAGTTGGGTTACCTCAGCAATCACAGGGAGTTCTCTAGTCACCGCTTCTTTTAGTGGTAACACACTTACGTTCACTAAAGGAGATAGTTCCACATTCGGAGTTATAATCCCCGATGTGAGTGGTAGTACAATCCCAGCAGGAACAATCTCAGGTTCTGCACAAATTACCGCATTAGGTTTTGTCAGTTCATCAGTAACAGGAAGTTCCCTAATAACGGGTAGTGTGAGTGGTAATGTTTTAACATTTACCAAAGGAGATTCATCTCAATTTACTTTAACAGTCCAAACAGGTAGTAGTTCAACAATAGACACAGGTAGTTTTGCAACTACGGGTTCAAATACCTTTGTAGGAGACCAAACAATCACAGGCAGTGTTAATGTATCAGGTGGAGAGCATCTCTTCATAAAACGTTCTACTGCGGGTGCTAATCAATTATTAAGAT